TGTTCATGAATGATCATTAGGTGATGCTCCCTATGGCTACCCACATGTAGCCTATCCGCGAAGTAGCACCGAAGGCCCCGGAGCTATGGATCTCAGCAGTGAACCCGCCGGTTCCAATACTGATCACTCTTTTATCTTCCTCATCGTCTGTCGTGTTTGAAAAGCTCCCAGAGCCACTGGGGTCTGAGCCGTTGAGCCTTCCACCGTTGGCAATCACCACCACCGGCGCGGCACTGAAGGCCGTGCCGAACGTGACGTATTCAGACATGCGCGTAGCGCTGCCATCCCCTAGGATGAATCCCCAGCCGTACTCCGTCACAGTCGTATGCTCGTACGTATTGCTCGTGTCATCCTGCCGGGCCATCGAGGAGCGCGTCATGTCGGTGCCCTTAGCGACATAAAACGCGCCGATATTGGCGTCCGAGCCGGTGGCCGAAATCTTCACATCTCCACTGGCGGCGGCATTCGCCACGGTGAACTCATTGACTGCACTGCCGGTGGCGGTGACTTTGAACAACTCGTTCCCGCCGCTGTCTGAAATGTCGGTGGAAATCTTAGGGGAGGTCAGTGCGATGCCGTCCTGGATCTGCAAACCTGAAATCGAGAGAACCTCGCCGGGCAGATCGAACTGCACTGATCCGGTACTGGCGTGATCGGTTTTGACCACCCCAACCCTCTGCGCCATCTGCGCCCCACTGGTAGGAGCCGTTAAGGTCCAACTCCCGGCAGTGGTGGACAGGTAGACCGCATCGCCGACCGAGCCTGCGCTGGTGTCAAGGCTCCCAAGTGTGTACCCGCGATAGACGACGCCTGCCGCCCCGTTAGCTATGGCAGCATTCAGCACCCATTCGGCGGCTCGGACGTTCCCGTTTCCGGCGTTCGATTTGGCGACTTGAGGAGCGTCGCTGCTCGCGTTGTAGCCTGAAATATATACCAGCGTTCCAGCGGCCAGACTCCCGCCAGTAGCGTTGTGAACGGGCAACCCGACGCGGGTTGATTGCACGTTGCCTGTGCCTGTTTGCCCGCCCAGCCAGGCTAGGTTAGAGACGACGCCATCATAGATAGCCTCGGTGAGAACGTCGCCCGACGCCCTGTCTAGATCATCAGGGTCCGTCCATGTCTCAGATACAGCCATTATGCCTCCTTACTATTATTCAATGTACGACCCAATTCCCGTCACGTCTATGATCAGGGGCGTGCCCGCTGCGCCCGGAGTTTCCGACAGCCGCCATGTGGTGACATGGCGCTGCACCCCACGCGAGGCTGCGGCACTATGTGCCACCGACTCCACAAAGTACTGCACGGCGCTGGTGTTCTGGAACGGCTCAGTGATGGTCACGCGGTCGCCAAAATCCCGAGCCAGCATGTCCGCGCTGGTAGAAAGAGAAGAAATCAGCGTTGCAGTAGCCGGGGTCTTGGGGTCTTTGAGCCTAGTCACCTTGGTCGCTGCACGACTGAGGGCCGCTGCATCAGTAGGCAGGTAGGTCGTAGTAAAGGCGTTGGCGTCTCTGCGTCCGTAAAGGTTGATGCTGGTCGTATCGGTCGCTGTCTGGACCGTGCCACCGCTGCGCGTGACCGTAGCGGCGTTGAAGATGGTGCTAACGCTGTTCGTACTTTTGAAGCTCATTAGGGTGTCGGAAGCCCCGTCAATGGTGGACAGCGACGCGAGGGACGCATATCGGCTATTGCGATTCTTGAACGTCGCCTTGCCATCCCCGGCCATGTAGAAATGCCCCAGCTCTGAGTCCACTAATGCCTTGATCAGGGCCATGCAGGTCTTGGTGCCATCGGCTGAGAAATCAGAGATAGTATCGCCCGTGTCCAGATCCCGCAGACTCACCGGCCACTCGATAGCATCCAGCACCACTCCGATAGCCCCGCCGGTGTTGGTTGAGCCGGTAGCAGAAATGGTGGGCCGTCGCAGTGTCAACCATGCGAATAGATCGCTGCATTGGAAGCTAGTGATGGCCGAATCTGGATCGGCGTTGTTCGATATGTTCGTAATGAAACCATAGAAGAGCGGATAATCCGTCCCGCTATAGGTGGCGGTCAGCCTGACGACCTTGAACGGCACCACGTCCGGCGACAGGCTGGAGGCGGTGTTTGCTGGATTGTATTTGCCGGATTGGTCCCGGAGCCGAAACGAATACGAGCCAGCCATGAGCTGAGCTTGATCGTTGGAGCGCCCACGGCGAATAGAAAAGCTGACCAGATCGTCCGTAACGTCCGTGTAACCCAGATCGGCGGGCCATCCGCTGATAACATCCGTGCCGCCTACGGTGGATATACCAATGCGAAAGAGTCCCTCCAGGGAGCTACCGAATGCGACCTCGGCCTTGTAGGTAACCTGTCCTGGGAACGCCATCAAACGGCAACGGCGTTAACGTCTAGCACGTCTTGATTGAGCCGGGTAGCTTCGCGCATGGACTCGACGATGACTTCTGACAATTCCCGTTCAGAAATCAGACTGCCCTGCACTACGATAGTCGGGCTATACCCGCCACCGCCGCGCTGTCCGGGCTTGTTTACTGTCACGGTTTCGCCGGGAGTGGCTCGGAAGGCGACGGTCTGAGAGTCTGGGCCACCCGCACCGCCGACCATGAATTGGCCGCCCTCCTGGAAGCCCGCCAATTTGCCGATTACCCCACCAATGACCGGCACGTTTCTTACGGCGCTGGCTACCTCGCGTGCCATGTTGCGCACCGCTCCTATAATGGCATTAACTGCGCCGATGGCCGCGTCCGCCATTTTGCCGAACAGGTCGCTAACCCCACCGACTAAGTTGCTGACCAACTGCCATGCTGCCTCGAACGCGCCCATGAAATCGCCACGTAAGAGCTTGGCTATTACCCGCAGCGCATCACGTAGCACGGTTAGCAGAACCTTTGCCAGCGTGGTGACTACCGGCAGGATGTACTGTCGCACGAACTCGTACCACGGGATCAGGACGGTCCTTAGTAGGAACGTTACAACCTTACTGATTAGCTCGAACGCCGGTACAAGGGCTTCAGCCAGCGCCTCAACTACTTCCTGAAGAATGGGGAGTATTTGAGTCTCAAACTGGGTCGCTATCTCCCCCCATAACCCCAGAAGTACCGGCAGCACTTCCGTGACAAGGGTCTCGATAATGGGAGCCAGTGCGTCCCGCAAGGCTCCTACTACAGTCATCACCGGTTCGACCAGCGCGCCCAGCATCCGAATCGTGGCTTCGATCAGGCTGACGAACGGCTGAAGAGCAGGGAGGACTTGGTTTTGCAGTACATCGCCTATCATCTGAAGCCCCGGCCCAACCTCACCCATCAGAACTTTCGCCTTGGCCTGGAACTCCGCTGCGAGTTTTTGGATCTGCGGCATCAGTTCGATAAATCGTTCTGTCAGCGTCTCAATAAACGGGACCACCTGTTCGCCAAACGTCGCGGCCATCTCCTTGGCCTTTGCGCTCAACTCAGCAAACAGCCCCGGCCCTTCTTTGACAGCTCCACCAAACACCGAGTTCCACGCGGTGCTGAGCCTACTGATCACGTTAGTAATAGTCGGTAGGACACTTTGCCCAAAGGCCTGCAAGATCGGGAGCAACTTCCCGGCTAGATTCAAAAGCCCGAACCATGCGGGAAGTAGCCGTGCAACGATGGTCGGAATGAGTGGCTGGATAACTTCCCATAACCGCATAACATTGGCGGCAATATCGCTGAACGCTGCACCGACCGGCTCCATGATGGGCGTGAGCTTTACCCAGAGGTCGCGGAATGGCTGTAGTACACCGGTGAGTTCTGGAAATATGTCCACCAGCATTCCCAACGGATCGCCGAATTGCTCAATGCTGCCTCGTGCCATCGCCATCACGCTACCGAAGTCAACGATGGCGTCGCGCAGATCCCCAAATCTGTTTCTGAGGTAGCCTATAACTTCGATAAAGCCGGACACCTTCTCAACCACGAAGCCAATTGCTGCGGGCAGTTTGTCGGCCAGCATTGCTGCGATTGGCGTGATGATCGGGAGGATCTGGAGACCCACCTCGATCAGGCCGGTTTTAAACGACTCGCGGACGCGGCCCATTTGGAAGTCAAAACTCTGAGACATCACGTCAAACGCCTGGTCAGCGGCCCCGGCACTGTTCGCCATGCCCT